GAGGATGGGGTTTGCGTCCATGGCGGTGTTCAGGGCAATCTGGCCCGTGGTTGCGCTGGCTGCGGCGGGCACGAACTGCGCCACCAGGCCCATGGCCAGTTGGCTCAGGTTCCCGAACACGCCGGAAAGGGCGCTGCCCAGCTGGTTCAGGGCTCCCAGAGCAATGCTGTTGATCTGGGTCTGCTGCTCCTTGGTGCAGGCCTGCCAGAAGTAACTGGCCGCCCACAGACCCAGGCTCTCGAGGTCGCCATCCTTGAGGGCCGTTGCCAGCGTCTCGATGGCCCCCAGCGCATCCGTCTGGATGTCAGCCTGGATCTGCGCCCATCCCTCGTCCAGCTTGGTGCGGAACTGCTCCGTGATGGTAGCTCCTACGGTAGCAAAATCCGGCCCGTAGGTGGAGAGGGTCTGGGCAATGTTCTGGATGGCCTGCTCTGCCGCCGGTGCACCGGTGTTGATGCCGTTGACAAGGCCCTGCGTGACGTTCTCGCCGATCTCGGTGAACACCTTCGAGGGCGAGTGGATGCCCAGCACGTTCTTGACGGTGCTTACCATGCCGTTGACTTTGCCCTTGACTGTGGACACCAGCGTGTCCCACATCTCGGTGATGCCGTTCAGCAGGCCGGTGACGATGTTCTCGCCGATGTGGCCCCACTTATCCATACTGCCGTCCCACACGCCGGTGAGCTTTGCGATGCAGGCGAGGGCGGCTTCGCCCAGGTTCTCGATGCTGCGGATGATGCCGTCTACCAGAGTGGTCAGCAGGGCCGCGCCACAGTTCAGCAGATCTGGCAGATGGGAGATCAGCGCGGCAGAGAACTTTGCGGTCAATTCCGCCGCTGCTGTGATCAGCTGGGGCAGGTTGTCGGTGATGCCGATGATGAGCTGTTCCAGCAGCTGGATGCCCGCGTCCATCAGGTCTCCTGCATGGTCTGACAGATAGTGGGTGAACTGAACGATGACCTTTGTGGCACTGTCAATCAACGAGGGAAGGTTATCAACGATGCCCTGTACCAGAGCATCCATCACACCGGCAGCAGCATCAAGCATTGCGGGTGTAGCTGCTACGATATCCTCTGCAAGCTGAACGATGATCTCTGTACCGGAGGTTGCCAGCCCCGGCAGCTGCGCAGTCACGCTGGCGGCCAGATCGGAGATGATCTGACCCGCTGCCTGAAGCATCGCCTCGGGGCCACCCTCAGACAGGGCCTCGGTCAGGGTAGAGAAGCATTCGGAGCCCCACTTGGCTGCCTCGTTCAGGCTGGGCTCCAGATAGTCGTAAATACCCAGCTGCAGGCCCTCCAGGGCGCTCTGCATGATGGTGACGGAGCCCTGCAGGTTATCCAGCTGTGTCTCTGCCATCTGGGCCATAGCGCCGGAGTCACCGGCTGCCTCGCCCGCTGCGTCGATCTGCTGGGCCAGTGACTCCCACTGCTCACCCTGCGCCGCCAACAGGCCGTTGACGGCTGCGAGGTCGGTCTTGTTGAACAGCGCGTTGATGACGCTGTCCTTCTGCCCCTGTGTCAATCCAGCCAGAGAGCCGCTCAGGTCGGTCAGGATGTCGTCCAGGCCGCGCATATTGCCCTGCGCATCGTACACCTGCAGGCCCAGTTGCTCCATGAGCTTGGTGGCATCATCGGTGGGGGACTGCAGGGACAGTATGATGTTGCGCAGGTGCGTGCCGCCCTCTGCGCCCTTGATGCCGACGTTTGCCAGCAGGCCCAGGGCGGTGGTGAGCTCCGTGGTGCCGCCCTTCAGGTTGGCGGCGGTGCCGCCAACCGTCAGGATAGCTTCGCCCAGCTGACTGACATTTGCATTCGCCCTGCTGGCCGCCTTAGCCAGCTTGTTGCCGAACTCGTCCACATTCTGCTTGTTGGCCTCGAGGTTCAGCGAGGCCATAGCATCGGTGACAAGATCGGACGCATAGGCTAGATCCATGCCACCCGCTGCGGCCAGGTTCAGGACGCTGGGCAGCACCTCAGCAGCCTTGTTGGCATCGTAGCCAGCAAGCGCCAGATAGTTCAGAGCGTCCGCTGCCTGTGTAGCAGTGAACGCTGTAGTGCTGCCCATCTCCTTGGCCTTGTCCGTCAGGCTCTGGATCTGATCCACACCCACGCCCATGGTGGCGGCCACCTGGGACATGGAGGACTGGAAGCTCATGCCGACACCGACAGAAGTTTTTGCCAGCGCTGTCAGCTTTCCGGTGGCAGCTTGCGTCAGCCCGGAGATCAAATTGCCTGCGGCTACCGACATCGCGCTCAGGCCCTTATTGAAGCCGCTTGCGTCCAGCCGGGTATCGCCGGTAATACTGTAATCTGCCACTGTGTCCACCTCTCATTCGGAGCGCGGGCACAGGGGCACAGGCTGCTATAACTTGATTTCTACCTCCCGCTTACATGCGGGGTTTTTGCATTTTACCCACAAACCGTGGGCGCAGGCTTCGGGAGCAGCCCACACGGGCAGCGCTCTGCCGCAGAAGGGGCAGGGCACCGGGGCGCGGGAATCAACCGAAGCGGTCGAGGAAAGCGTCCTCGTGCTCTTGCAGGGTCTCGTTCCGCCTCACTCCCTTCAGTCCATCCGGCAGGGCGAAGCGCTCTTTCAGGGTCTCGTAGTAGTCCCTGTCGGCCCTGTCCATATCGGAGGTATCCTTGCCCCGGATCTCCACGATCTTGCCCAGCGGCGTTTCCGGCGGCAGGGCATGAAGCAGTGCTTTGAAGCGCCACCAGTGCACCTTGTCAGTGGTCAGGTCGATGCCGTAGGCCTGCTGAAAGGCCCCCACGATGTAGTCGGCATCGCACCGGTAGTCCAGCACAGGCTCGTCCTGTGGGTCGCTGCTGCTGCCAGTCCCGGTGCGCTCCTCGTCCTCGGGGCCACCACCCTGGCAGAAACGCACCAGAGATTCAAAGGCTTCCGGGTATTGCGCCACCGGGATCGGCTCCACAAAGAAGAGTGGAATGGCCGATGCAATCAGCCGGGCGCTGTCCTCGTCGGTCTTGACGCGGCGGGTGCGGATCAGCAGCCAAACCATGGGCCGGAAGTCAGGGTCGATGGCGCGGCCCTCCCACTCGGTGGGCAGGGTGTCCGTCAGCAGGTCATGCATTGTCCAGTGCCTCAAGCTCTGCCTTCAGCTGGGCACGGCGGGCGGCCTTTGCCTCTTCCTGTGCCCGGAAATCCACCACGGCGGGATGTGCCTTGGCTGCGGCCCGGCGCTGCTCACGGTTCATGGGGGCAGGGATGGCCTGTGCTGCCGAAACCTGTGCTGCCGAAACCTGCGCCCGCTCCTCGGTGGGGTGGATCAGCGCGCTGGCACTGGCCTTTTCTGCGGCCATGGCCTCGGCAAAGGCCTTGCTGACCGTCAGGCAGGCGTTGAAGTTGCTGCCGTCCAGCCCCAGCTTCTCAGAAGCACCCCCGCCCAGAACTTCGTCCAGGTAGTCCATAAAGATGCGGCACTGGAAGCGCAGCCAGGCAGGGTAATCGCTCTCGGGAGTGTAGCGGCTGCCCTCCGTCCGAGCACGTTCCTGCTGCCGGGTCTGTGCAGCCAGCATCCGATCCACGTCGTTGGCGTTCAGGGTGGAAAAATCAAATTCAATGCCGTTGATGATCATAGAAGTCCTCCTGTTACAAAAAGGGCCCCCGTTCACCGGGGAACGAGGGCTGTGTGGTGTTGTTATCAGACCTTGGCAGCCTTGGTGGACTGCGTGTCGGCCTGAGTCAGGGTCAGGTAGTTGAACTCAGCCGGAACGCCAACACCCTTCACGTCGCAGGCAAAACCTGCGGAGTTGCTGGCGGAGCCGCTGGAATCGGCAGTGACAATGAAAGCGGCTTCGCCCTTCTCGCCCTTGCCGGTCTTTGCGCTGAAGTAGATATAAGGGAAAACCACCTCAGTGCCGGAGCCGAACTTAATCCTGTGGGAGAGCAGGAAATCCTGCGCGGGGTCGCCCACGCAGCGGTTGCCGTTCAGGGAGAAGGTGCGCTGTGTCTCGCCCTTCTCGGTGACAGTGCCTGCGCGGATATAGGCCACGTCCTCGGTGGAAGCGTTCAGGGCACCGGAGTGCTCCTTGACACGCTCTGCAAACACGATCCAGTCGCTCTCCTTGGTCTGGGTGGAGGCATCGGTCTGGATTGCAAAGATGAAATCATCGGCCTTTTCGGTGCCGGAGTAGTCCGCGCTGGGCACGATGCCCTTCTTGGTCTTGAGCGCGGTCAGGGTTTCGGAAACAGTCATAGGGTTATCTCCCTTCCTGATAGTATTGAAGTTGAAGCTGAATTTGGAATCGGCAGGTGTTGGCATCCTGGTTCAGGATGTACCCCGGGGAAAGGCACACCACAGCCTCTGCCTTTTTATCACCTGCCAGCTTGGGCAGATTCTGCGCGGAGGTCTGCGTCTCCACCCAGTCGGCGAAGTCGTCCCAGAAGGAGCTGTTCGCGGCCTGCTCCACCACGTTCTGGGTGTAGCTCATCCGAGAAGCCAAGACGTAGTTCTTGGCCCTCAAGCTGCCCCTGATGTATTGCTCCAGAATCGGCGCGGTCGGGGTGCTCTCCAGGGAGAACTGACAGGGCTCTGCGCCCAGATAGTCGATGGAGAACGCCACATCGCCGTCGTTCAGAGAAGCGGCAAGCGGGCAGGAGGCCAGCCATTCCAGCATGGCCTGAATGTCAGGGGTCTTGGTTTCGTTCATTTCAGCTCCTTCTGCGCTCTGGCCTTGACAAAGGAGATGAACTCCTGCCCGTGGTCATTGACACAACGTTCGCCCCAGTGGGGGCCTCGTCCGTCCTCCCGCACGCCCCGGCCACAGGGCAGCCGGTAGTACTGGGCAGCGGCGTAGGGCGTGGCCTGCACGATCTGCCCACTGCCGAGAACGGTATGATCGTTCGTGCTGCCTGCCAGAGCGCCGGTGCGCAGGGGGATGTATGGTTTTACCAGCCGGACAAATTCGCCGTCGGCCTCCTTCTGGAGCCGTTCAAAGGCTTCCGTGTACCGCCCGGCGAGGTCTGCTTTCCAGCAGATGCCGAGGTTCAGGTTGCCCTTCTGCCCCAGCTTGACATCTGCGGGCTGGTTGATCTTCAGCAGAGGGTTGGCCATCAGCTCACCTCCACATACCAGTGAGGGCAACGTCCGCTGCGGTTGTCCTGGACGCACGTTACCGTCCCGGTGCGCCCACTTGGCAGAAGCACCTTGTCCTCCAGCGCTACTGTCCACTGACGGCCCCGGAGCGCGGCCTCTGCGGCCTTGAATGCCTCGGGGGTGAGGAACGTGCTGCCAGCCGGATTGGGGCTCTCAGCAGCCCCCTCCGGGGCTGCTGTGGTGTGGCCGGGAAAGATGCAGAACGAAGTCTGCTCCTGCCGGGCAAAGCCGGGGGTCTCTACGTGAGCGCTGCTGACTTCACGACAGCTGACACCGGACAGTACTGTGGTGTAGCTCTTGCTCACAGTGCCCTTGCGGATGATGTGAGTGATGGTGACAGTCTGGTCTGCGCCGAGAGGCTTTCGCATCGGTTGACCTCCCTTCAGCGTCTGCGGGGCGGGTGGTACACGCCGCCCTGGTACAGCATCCAGCGGGTAACCGGGGCGCTCAGGGTCTGCTCCACGATCTGCTGCTGCCGTGCGCCGAGGTAGGATTGCATATCCAGCCCGGATGCATAGCTCTCAGTGTACCCGTGGTTGCTGACGTTGGTCACACCGTCCCAGCTGGCGCTGACCTCTTCTGAGAGGGCCACCAGCCGGGCCTGGCACAGGGCCAGAAGCTCTGTCTGCTCCGGCTCAGCTGCGATGCTGGCGCACCAACGTGTAGCGTTCTCGATGAAGAGCGCCGCGTCGATGGCCATTGGCGTGAACTGCGGCTCAGTCAGACTGCTGTCTGGGTACTTCTCCTTGAAATCGGAGTAGGTCAGCCAGCTGTCCATAGGTTACGCCTCGGCAAAGTTCGCCTTGGGAATGGTGATCTTACCCATGCGGACGTTCTTGTGGTCAAACTTCAGCTTCCAGTTGGTGGAAGTGGTGAACTCTGCGTCGGTGGGGGTCTCCTTAGCAATCTTATCCGCGTCGAAGCTCAGACCGTTGGGGTGCAGGATGAAGGCGCGGTTGTTGTACAGGATGTCCGTACCGCCTGCCTTGGCTGCATCGTACTCGGTGGTGTCCGGGGAGATGACCTTGGGGTTTGCGGTCAGAACGGAACCCTGACCCAGCAGGAAGGTGTTGTAGTTGGTGCCGTCATCGGTGCCGCGGTCGTTCTCGATGACGACCAGGCCGTTGATGGTGGGCAGGCTGACTTCCTTCTGGAGCACATTGGTGATGGTGTACTTGTTGTAGTTCAGCAGGCCCAGCTTCTTATACTCGGCCATGATCTTGGAGTGCACCACCAGCAGGCCGAACTTGCCGGAGAAATCGCCCAGGGCGCTCTGCTGCACGTCGATCAGCTGGTTTGCGGTCACGCCGCCGGTCTTGACGGTCAGAGAGTGGTTCTCCAGGCCGGTAACGCCCAGAGCGGCGTTGACCAGCTTGACCAGCAGGCCCTGCTTGTACATGCGCCAGTAGCGGCCAGTGTTGCGGGCCACAGCAGCCATAGGATCAGCCGCGGTCAGCTCACGGGTCAGCTCGGTGGCTTTCCAGGCCTTCATGCGGTCGATACGAATCCAGCTCTGCTTGCCGCCGGAGATCTCGGTGGGCACGTTGTCGGCCACGCCGTCGCGCACCAGAGGAGCGTCCTGATCGGGGTCGAGGGGGTTGTAAAAGCGGATGGTACCCTGCACGCCGCCGTTGTCCAGGGCGGAGGCCATGCTCTGGTCGTTGGCCAGAATGCCGGATGCAAGGATGGAATCGGAGAAGGTGGCCTCCTGATCTACGAAGCCCTGATAGACCTCGGGGTCAAACGGGAAGCCGCCAAAAGTGCCGGTGATAGGCATAGCTCATTACCTCGTTAGTGTCGTGCAGCCCTCACCAGTGTGGAGAGCTGCTGGAAAAGCGCCGGGTTGCGGGTGCGCAGGGCCATGCGCTCGGCACCGGTCATCTGAAGAAACTCCTGCAGGGTGGGCTGTGCACTGCCACCCTGGCTGCGGGGCTTCGGGACGATGATCGGGTTGCCCTGGGGCTCGTTGCCCGGCTGCGGTTCGGAGCCGCCATCCTGCGGGGCGGGGGAGCCCTGCTGGAAGAGGTACGGCTTGCGGGATTTGAGATCAGCGAATGCCTGCTTGACATCCTCCGCCTGATTCTTGCTCTCACGCAGTGTAGCTCTGTCCGGCAGCAGCTGGATCACGTCCGCCTCATCCAGAGCGCCTGCCTCCCGGGCAGCGCTGCGCAGCACGTTGTTGAATGCGTACTCGGCAGCCTGGGTGTTCAGCTGGTTCGTCAGGTTGGTGATCTGACTGCGCAGGTCGTTGACATCCACGCCCTCAAAGGCGGCCAGTCCCTGCTGAGCGGTGGCCAGCTGCGCCTGCAGGCCCTGTACAGTGGCCTGGTAGGTGGCTGCGTCCTGCCCGTGCAGGCGCATGATCTCGTTGATCTGCTCCTCGGTCAGACCTTCGATGGCTCTCAAATCCTCACGTTTCATGGTTTTACCTCCCGGAGGGCGTACAGCAGATGTTTCGCGCTGCCGGTCGCGGTGCCCTCTGCGCCGCTTGTACACCGGGCGCGTGGTGTAATCTGGTGTTATCGTATCACAAACCAGGGGCCCAAAACGTTACGACTTGAGCGCTGCATACCTGAAACAAAGCATACAGAAATTCCTATAAACCCTACGCGGGCGGGCATCAAGCGTGCCCTCGCGTGTATGTATTCTTATTTTCTTCTAATAAGGGTCTTTATATAAGGCTTGAGTAGACATTGTATGCTTTGGCCTGAAAACCCGCATGAACACTCACTTTTTCGTGACTACAAAGTTTGTATTGCACTGAATGTTGCAAGCGACTAGAATTTTGTTGCAACCGTATGCAAGTAAAATGCCCCGCGCCGGGAGGTTTGTCCTCTTCAGCGCGGGGCGTTTTGTGGTGTAGCGGTCACTCCTCGTCCGGTGCAAGGATAAGCTGGGAGCCGTCCGGGAGGGTGAACGCCAGCTTTGCGCCGCAGAGGGCGGCGGCCTTGGCGAGGTCTCTGGCCGACCAGCTGTCCCGTCTCAGCTTGTTGCTCATGGCCTGCGGGGTGGTCATCCCGAAAGCGGCGGCGAAGGTGTTCTGGTCGGTCTCGGTCAGCTCCAGAAGAGCCTTTACTCGGCTTGATGTGGTCATCTTGGGTCACTCCTTTCTGCCACAAGGATATGACTTGCCGGGGCAAAAGTCAACAACAAAAAGAAATTAAAAAATAAATCAAAAACAACTTGACTTTGTGCTTGCGCAGAGGTAACATACAGCCATCGGAAGGGTTCCGGAGTAAAAAATAACGGAGGAAAACGAAAAATGAAGGTTTGCTATACGAGGTTCGAGGTCGTGTTCCGGAACGCCACTCTGGTGTTCACTGATCGGGAGCCCCAGTTCAGAAGCCGTTTGGACGTGTACAATTACGTCTGCGCCAACCGGCTGGCCAAGAGCTACGGGAAGTTCATCCGCATCAATGAGTCTATGGTTTGCTACTAAGAAGGAGGATTGAACCATGAAGAAAGATGAACTGCGCCGCCACCTGGGCACCGTAACCCTCGGGCTGGATACTCAGTGGGGCCTCATGCACCGGCAGGACCTGGATGACAGCACTCGGGTGGCTGCCGCTGGGCAGTATCAGGGGATGCTCTTCACCATCACTGCTCTGGGCGGTGACTGGCTGCGGGATGACAACAACAAGCATCGGGTGTTCCTGATGGGCGAATCCAGCCGGGGCACCGACGAGTACACGAACGAGGAGGACTGAACCATGAAAGAGCGTGCATTGACCTACGAGGAGTTCATCGCAATGGCCAAGGCAAATTATACCAAGGGCGGCGATGGCTACGTCGAGTGCTGGGATGACCGCACCTTCGCTTACTTCGTGAAGGAGTTCGGGCCCATCACCAAGACCCGGGCGCTGCAGATGTTCGCTGCGGCGTTCGACGAAGAGAAGGAAGAACGGGCAATCGCCCAGGCAGCTGCGAAAGGAGAATGGTAACCATGAAGAAGCTGAACATCACTTACGACACCGCAGAGATCGAGAACGGCGAGAAGATCGTCGGGGAGACCTGCTACACCGTCAAGATGCAGGACGCGCTGGCTGAGCAGCTACTCCGTGACCCCGGCTCCTGCGGGGCCATCGATATGGCCCACCTCGAGTTCCTGCTCCAGAGCGTGGAGATCCTGCAGGGCCGGAGATTCGTGGACGGCAGCATCAAACACTATGAACTGGTAAAGGAGGGCTGATCTATGAAAACAAGCGCATTCAACCGCATTTATGCGGAAGCCCAGCACGTCAATATCCAGAGCAGCGAGTGGTTCAACTTCGCCGGATTCTTCTGGATGCAGTGCACCGAGCACCAGCTGTCGAAGATGCGGGAGCTGCTCCTGGCACAGGGTTGCAAGACCGTGCAGAAGGACGATGGTGTGTGGTTCGCATTGGACAACGGCATTCTGATTAAGGCAAATTGAGGAGGGCTAATCTATGAAGAAGGTCAACTGGAAGGTCTACGGTGAGGCGCTGGATGCACTTCAGGCGCAGTTCTCTGCGGAGGACGGCATCCAGATCCACAACTGCAACTTTGCTCGGCAGGGTACCCCGGTGAAGATGGGTGTCCAGTGGGCCTCCCTCGGAACCAAGAGCCCGGAGGAGGCTGCCAAGTACGCAGACCGGATTCTGGACGCTGCCATGGCGGCAGAGCACTTCGTGTATAACGGCTACGTGGTGGACTATGAGGGAGGTGATCAGTGATGCGTGAATGAGATGCTGGATCACTTCAAGTGAATTATCCCAAAGAGAAACGCCCTGAAGGAATGCACCTTCAGGGCGTTTTTGCTGTTTATTTATCGGACTTTCTCGATCTCGCCGGTTTCGATGTTCACAAAATATTCGGCCAGCACGGTTCCGCTGCCCAGCATCTTTGCGTCGTGCTCTTCTTTGGCAACGTACTCCTGTACGGTTACGTCCAGGTCGCCGCCCATCACCATGATTTTGGTGGTCGTGTTGTAGTTGAAGTTGACGATGAAGTGAATCTCGCTGTCGTCCGTGAAATATTGTTTGTAGTAGTCCAGGGCATACTCGCTCATGTCGATGTTCTCTGCGATCAGCGAAATGCGCCAGTTCCCGGTGGTATCATTCCGGACTTTATCCGCTCTAAAGCTGATACCATCCAGCGGCGAGGATTCTGTGCTGGCGGGTTCTGCCTCTGGTGCGGTGCTCTCGGCCACGGAGCTGGCCGGGGCGCTGGATACCACGCTGCTTGCAGTGCTGGAAGCGCTGCCGCCACAGGCGGTCAAGCTGACAGCCAGCGCGAGCAGGACGATGCCTGCCCGGATACGGTTCTTGATTTTCATAGGGTGAGACCTCCTTTATTCTGGCCTGAAGTATAACACGGCCTTTTCAGAAAGTCCAGCACGGCTCATCTTCGCGCCTGGGCTGCTGCGCTGGAGGCCTCGCTGCGGCCAAAACCGGGCACACTTTCTCGCAGCTGGTACTGGTGCAGTCCTGTCTGACTGAGGAAGTCTTTCAGCTTGTCTCGGGAGGCCGCCAGCTTTGCCGCTGCGGCCTTTTCTGCGTCCTTTTGGCCGCTTTCCTTGGCTACGAGAAAGGCCCGCTTGTCGGCCCTGATCTGGCGCTCCTGGGCACGATGCATCTGGGTTGCTTTGTACCGTCCGATCTCCTTGCCGTTGTAGGTTACAGTAGCTGCGTTGATTGCGGCCAGCCTCTCGGGCGTGTAGCTTCGCACACTTGCGCCCTCCCAGTACATGCTCCAGTTGTGAGAGCAGTTGGCCCCCATAAAGCCGCGCACGTCTCCGTAGCCGATGTCGTCCAGTGAGAGGTAGCCGTGCTTGCCGCTCCGGCTGACGATCTGGCCCTGCCACCAGCTGTGGTTTGTCAGGTTCTGCCCGCCGTCACCGGTGCGTGCACCGACGTGGGCATCCAGCTCCATCAGGTCACACTCCAGCTGATCCGCGTTAAAGCGGGTGATTTCTCCGGCGGTCTGGTTGATACCGGTGCGGGTGGCCCGAAGAACCACCACGTCCAGACTGTCCACGTGGCCGCTGGGATAGGTGATGGCCCCCACGCCCTTGGCCGCCAGCTCGTTGAGCGCACGCCTGGCAGAATCGTCCGAGCTGAACGCTCCGCTGACGGCATCGGCGTGGGCCATGTCGAGGTAATACGCCAGCTGCCGCTGGGTGGTCTCCACCATGTTCTGGTTGCCCATCACGGCCCGGGTCTGGGTCAGATTGTACAGGGTGTTCATGGTGCGCCGATAGCCGCTCTGGATGATCTGCTGTGCCTCTTCGCTCTCGCCAAGAGGGGCCAGAGAGCGGCCTGCTGCGGTTGCATCCTGCACATCGATGCCGTAGGCCTGTTTCATTGCCTGGGCAAACACAGCGGCCTCCTGGGGCCCCAGCTGCTGCACGATGGCCTGCATCTGCTGGAGGAGGTATGCACGGCTGGCTCCCAGCGCCTGGGCGCGGTAGCTTTGCCATTGTGCGGTTGCCGTAACGCTGCCGGTCTTGACGATCCGGCGCACCATGTCCCGCAGGATGCGCTCGCTCAGCTCGTCCCACGGTGCCGCCATGAGCCCGGCATAGCCGTTGACCTCGTCCGGTGTCAACATGGGCGCACCTCATGCTTGCCGCCTGTCTGGGTCACCGTGAAGCCCAGAAGCTCTGCGGTGTACACCGCCTCGTGATACTGACCCCACACGGCGGGGTCTCGCAAAATGCGGGCGTTGGCTGCCAGAAAATCCAGCCGGTCAGCCGCCTGCGCCATCCGCTCGGCCTGCAGGGCCTTGTTGGTTTTAGCCGTCGCCATTATCCAGCACTCCCTTCAAGATATCCGCAGCCCCGGCCTCCCGCTGAATGGCCTGCACTGCCTGTGTAGCGGTCTCCTCATCTTCACCAAAGAAGTGCATCCGATACTCTGCCTTGCTGCGGAGGCCCATGCTGACCTCCTGCTGCCACTGGGCCATCTCGGTGAGCCGGTCGAGGATGATGCTGTCATCCCACTTGAAGGCGATGTTCAGCTTGCCCTTGCCCGGCGCTCCGGGGATGTGGTCGGCCCAGTAGTCTAAGGCACTGATCAGCCCTCGCAGCGCGTCCTCCAGTGCTGCCTGAAGGTCGGACACCGTGGCGTACAGCTTCTGCTTGCTGTTGACAATCTCGGTGGCGGTCTTTTCTACGTCCGCTACCTGCGAGATCACACCAAAGCTCAGGCCCGCATGGCTTTCCACGTTGCGCAGATACTGGTTCAGACCGGTCAGGTAGCTTCCGTCCCGCAGGGCGGGGGAGAACACCTGATAGAAAGGGGTGCTGTCGGTGATGCCGGTGTTGACGTTGATGCCGTGGAACAGCCGCTCTCTGTGGTGCGGGGCAGTGTGGTCAATGGCTTCCGGCGGTACGCCGTATTCCTTCAGCGCCTGCGCCTTGGAGAGCTGCTGCCCGGTGGCGCTGGGCTTGAGGAACTTCTCGTCGGTGTCCACGGCCAGTTCGCCGCCCTCGTACTCCCAGTCCAGCCGGGTGTACTGCTCGTCGGCATCAATGATCTGCCTGCGGGCGGGCTCGAACATGGCGGCCCCCAGCTCACTGTCGGGGTCAACGCTGTTGACGATAGGGGTCACGAAATAGCCCACGGGCAGCGTCTCCTGCCCGGTCAGATAGGCTACCGGCTCGATCTCGTCCCACTCCGGGCGGATGCTCAGATCCTCCGGGCTGCCGAGGCTGTCCTGGGTCGCACTGCGGAAGGCAAGGTTTACCACCTTGATGCAGGGAAACTGTGTAGGTGCTGCGAGGTCATAGTCCTCCAGTTGCGCCAGCTCGGCATCTCGCAGATCCTGTCGGCGCTCCAGAACGTGCATCCACTCCAAACGGTGGTAGTAGCTGTCGTCCTCCTGGATGGTGTCGATGAACACGCCCTCGGTCAAACTGCCCTCGACATCGTGGGCGACCGGGAAGTACCGGGTTGCGTTTGCAAAAGAGATGCCCAGCTTGTTGCCGCTCTGGTAGGGTTTCCAGATGCCGCTGCCCAGGGCCAGCGCCACCGTAAAAATGCGCCGTTTGCGGGGCGTGAGCACCCGCTGCAGCCGGGTGTTGATCCAATCCGCGCGGTCACTGCCCTCCACTGTGGCTTCCAGCTCGAGTGTCGTCAGCCGGGCCAGCTCGGCGCAGATCAGCGCGGGCAGGTCGAGGGTCAGGGTCTCCGGGTTCTTGTCCAGCGGCAGGCCGTTGATGGCTGCATCGTACCAATCCTCGATAGCCCGCTGCATCCGGTCAGTGACAAGGGTCTTGCAACCGATGATATTCTCAATATCTGCGTGGTTTATCATGCGTTTTGAACACCTCTCTTTTGCCAGACGGGCTCCATGGCGTAGCGTGTCATATCGATGCTGTGGTTCGCTGCATCAACATACCCCGGCATCACGTCGCCGGTCTTTTTGTCGATGGCGTACTCATACTCGGAAAACTCCCGGGCCGTCCACGGACAGCGCTGTGGGTCAATGACGATCTTTGCGCGGCTTTGCAGCCACTTCATGCCGTCGGTGACGGACGTGCCGCCGTGTGCTGCGTACTTCCGGCAGCCCCGCAGCCGGTCAAAGCCCAGATCGCGCAGTGTAGCGATTGAGCGATTGGCCGCACTATCGCCGATGATCTCGTCGTGCAGGTGTCGGCGCAGGGCCTCGGCCAGTTGGGCATCGGTCTCCTTCTGTGCCCTGTGCTCCTCGAAGATGTACAGGGTCTGCTGGGCGTGCTGATAGGCCATGCCGCCGAAGTGGTTCGGGTCGGGATACCAGCCGAAGTCCAGGCCGTAGTAGCGGCGGTCGAAGCCTGCGATCTCCTCACTGGTGATGGGCCGCAGCTCCAGATTCTCAAACACGGCAGTGCCACAGCCCACGACCTCGCCCAGATACTCGTGGGCGTAGGCCACCGGGTCGCGCTGCTTCAGGGTCTCTGCGTCATCGTAGAAGCGGGGGCCCAGCCACTCGGGCGGGGTGGTTAGGTAGGTGGTGTGATGCCGGAACTGCTTCGGCTTTGCCTCCCGCTTGTACCGGTTGACCCAATGCCGCGCCATGGCGGGCGAGTTGAAGGTCTTGAAAGAAAAGCTGAAGGGGCCGCCACGGAACACCGACTGCTCTACATTTCGTATTTCTTCGGGGCCGTCGTACTGGTCGAACTCTTCAAAGTGCATCACACCGAAATATCCGAACGGTACAGCGATAGATTTCAACTTGCCGGGGTCGTCCAGACCGTAGAACTGGATGGTCTGCCCGGTGGGAACATAGGTCAGAGTGTACGGCTTCTTGGTCTGCTTCCAGAGATGCCGGATGCCCATCCGGTCAATCACGCGGTTGTACTCCGGCCAGACGCTGGTGGCAATGGTGTTGCCGACCTTGCGCAGGACGACCGCGTGGATGTTCGGCACCCGCATGACGAGCAGCACCACCTCGGTGGCTGCAAAGGTGGACTTCAAGCTGCCGCGCCCACCATCGCCCAGATACTCGTTATACTCGCCTGACCAGATGGCGGTGTGGGCGGCGTAGTATTCAGGGATGATCAGGCTGCTGAGTTTCAGCTGCTGCTTGAGCAGGTTTGGGGGCTGCCGTCTTTGGTATGTCATCCACGAACACCACCTTTCCATCGTAGCCGCGCAGTTCTGGGTGCTCGCTCCAGTGCTCGGGGTCACGGTTTTTCAAAAAGAAACACATTGCGCCCAGGTCTCCGCTCTGGGCTTTCTTGAACAGGGCATTCTCCACGCTGGCCAGCGCGGCCTCTGCACCTACGCTGATTGCCTTCTTGATACGCGGGTCTTGAGTGCACCAGCGCCGGAAAGTGCGCACCGGCACGCCGATCTGCTCGCAGATCTCCGCCTGCGTCAGGCCGTGCATTGCCAGCCGCTGCAGGCGCAGCAGCCCGCTGGAGCTGTTCCATTTTCCGATTTGGGATTCTCGTGCCAAGGTTTCACCTCCGTATGAGAAAACGGCGCACACTGGTTCCACTCTGGAGGAACCCTACGGGCGGAGGATGACCCGAGTGTGCACCGTTTTGGCTATGAAAAATGCCGGGGCGGGAAAGGAGTAGAAAACCGGCCCCGGCAGGGGAATGGTTATTTCAGACGGACGGCCTTTTCACCGGTGAAGTCCTCCCAGCGCTGGACGATCACGTCCACATAGCGCGGGTCGTACTCCATGGTGTAGCACTTCCGGCTCAGCTGCTCACAAGCGATCAGCGTAGAACCGCTGCCGCCGAACAGATCGAGCACGGTCTGCCCGGGCAGGGAGCTGTTTTTGATCAGCCTGCCGCAGAGCACCACCGGCTTCATGGTGGGATGTTCTGCATTACGGGGCGGCTTGTCGCAGCGGATCACGCTGCTGGGCTTCTGGGTCAGCAGCTCCTGGGCTTTGATGGCCCAATCCAGCAGCTGGTCTTTCTTCATGTGCCGCAGGTCGTCCGGCTTTGCGTCGTCGATGACAGTGGTCTGGCTGCGGTCGTTGACAAAGTAGTGGTTTGCGCCGGGCTTCCAGCCATACAGGCAGGGCTCGTGCTGCCACTGGTAGTCGCTGTGGCCGAGAACAAGGCTGTTCTTGACCCAGACCAGACATCCGTGCAGGCCCCAGCCTGCCTCCCGGAACATGGCCCGGAAGGCCTCGCCCTCCGTGTCTGCGTGGAATATGTACGCGCTGGCACCGGTGCGGCAGGCCTCAAAGGCCCGACTATATGCCTGAAGCAGGAACTGCCGGAACTGGCTTTCTGCCATGTTGTCGTTCTCGATCTTCTTGCCGTTCGAGCCCTGATAGTTCACGTTGTAGGGCGGGTCGGTGAGCAGCAGATCAGCCAGCTGACCGTCCATGAGCTGCTCCACGTCCTGCGGGCTGGTGCTGTCGCCGCACATGACCCGGTGGTCGCCCAGCAGCCAGATGTCACCCCGCTGGGTGACCGGCTGCTCCGGGGGCTCTGCGGTGAAGTCATCCTCTTTGACTTCCTCATCGATCTTGATCTGGAGGTTCAGGCCGAAGTCGGTCATATCGTAGTCGATGCCGGTCAGCTCCTGCACCAGAAGCTGCAGATCCCACTCGGCAACTTCGCCGGTGGAGTTGTCTGCGATGCGCAGAGCCTTGACCTTTTCCGGGTCGAGCTCTGCCGCAACGATGACCGGCACCTCCTGCAACTTGAGCCTCCGGGCGGCCTTGTACCGGGTGTGCCCTGCGATGATCACGCCGTCCCTGTCCACGATGATGGGGGACTGAAAGCCAAACTCTTTGATGCTGTTGGCGACGGCTTTTGCAGCCTCATCATTGCGCCGGGGGTTGTTGTCATAGGGGCGGATTTCGTCCAGCCGTTTGTACTCGATTTGGTGTTTCACGCTCTCCATGCAATCCCTCCGGGCAAATAAAAATAGGCTCTCTGGCAATTGTACCAGAGAACCTATGGCAAAACGTTACGACTTACTTTTTGGCTTTCGCCTTGGTGGTCTTGGGCTTGGCCTTTGCGGCCTTGTCCAGCTTGGCGTAGGGGTCTTTCCAGCCCTTGGGGAGATCACTTTTTTCAATGCGTCCGGTGTGAGCGTCCCATTCCATGGCTGCAACAGAGCGGCAGTCCCGGAGTTCACCGGGGGTCTTGGCCTTTTTCCGGAGTTCTGCTTCTCGGGTAGAGATGAATGCCTCTACTTGGTTGTTGGTGTAATTTGCCATGGTCGTCCTCCTTGTTCTCACCAGTTGGTGCCCTTTCGCTCGACCTGTTGTCTGCTCTTGATCGTGGAACAGATGGTCAGGGCTTTTCGACTGTATGCGACTTTGTATCCCCAGTCTCCGTTGTCGTACGCATTGTAGCCGGAGCTTGTCAGCCATATAGTTTTCAATTCGCTTTTACCCCACTGCGTATTTGTATGGCTGCTGATTAGGTATTGGTACGTCTTGGGGTGCTTTGTCTCGAAATTGATTCTGGCTTGTTTTAGATCAGCGGCTTTGGCTATGCGCGCATGGTTATTCAGGAACATCTTTACCTGAGAGCCGTGCGTGCCTGCATACACAGTGGCGTTACCAACAGCGTCATAGTCGAGGTAGGTGCCGCTCCCGTGGGTGCCGAAAGAAGCAAATGCGGTTTTGCCTGTTTGAAGCTGCTGCAGGGTCTTTACTGCCGTTGTCGCCTTGCCGTCATAGGGGGCATCACTGTGGTACAGTTTGTTTGCGCCTGCTTTGCGGCGGGCCTTGCCGAAAGCCACATCATCCAGAACCTCGGGCATCTCGTTTGCCAGTCCGGTGGCATTCAACCATCGTTGACAGAAGGTGTCATTCTGGGTGCCATCCGTTGCGATGGGCTGCGCAGCAATCGCCTTGACCGTTTCCAGCGCATCCTGATCACTCATCTGCATCAGGGCCGCCGGGTTGCCCTTGATCTGTGCCAGCAGCTGCTGCTGGCGGGTCTGGGGTGCAGCCTGCGCCGGTGCTGCTGCTTTCGCTGCACCGCCTGCGCTGCCGCCTCCGCCCATGCCGTGGCTGCCGCCCATGCTTCCGCCTCTGCCTCCCATGTGAATCCTCCCTTGGCCGTGAATTTCTCGGTCAAGAGTAACATGAAAAGCGGGGGCAAAACGTTATGACTTACTTTTTCTTGGGTTTCGCCTTGGTGGCTTTCTTCTTGGCTGCGGGCTTCTCCATGCCCAGATTGGGGAAGGGGCGGCTCGTTTTCGGGGTGTCAAGAGGCCGGAACTTCTGCTCTGCGGTTTCGATCTCTTTCAACTTCTGTGCGGAAATTTTCGCCATAGTGAAATACCTCCAATTTAATTTTACCACACTTCGATTTCCAGTTCAATCACGCGCTTGCCGGAGCCGAGGGTGTGCGAGGGCCCGGTGCGGGTAGACCGGACACCGGTGATTTTGTGGTGTGTGCCAACGGCCAGAACGGCTTCCGACTGGCTGGGCTGGATGAACGCCGCCCGGGTGCTCTTGGCGGTGTGATACCGGATCAGCACCTCACGGTTGCCGGAAACGGAGCCGCCCTGACCATGCTTGCCAGTGCTTCGCCTGCCGCCAGGTTGCGGCCAGAAGGGGTTGTCCCGGCTGTCGTAGGCCGTGGACTCCAGACAGTCGTTCGTCCATGTCTTGCCCACCAGCGCCTTGCGCAGCTGGCTGTCGCTCATGCTCTGGTAGTTGTTGATCTTCAGGCGCTTCAGGAAATCGTCGTGATCGGCGCGGTACAGGGTGGTTTCCTGCCCGATGGGCTTTGCCAGCTTGTCCACTGCGTCCATCATGGCCTGCTGCCGCTTGGTCAGGGGCAGCCCGTTGGCTGCTGCCCAGTTGGCGTTCTGGCTCAACGCCTTGCCGTTGCTCTGCATGACCGGGTTGATGTAGTCGGTCACGCCTGCTGCCAGTGCCGGGTCACGCATCATCTGCCGCTGTGCGGCGCTCTCCATCGCGGAGACCTGCTGCGGTGTCAGGTGGCCGAAGCCGTTTGCACCGGTGGGCGGGCCTGCCTGCTGGGGCGCTGCTTGAACTGCCGGTGCTGCCTGAACTGCCGGTGCCGCCTGAACAGCAGGTGCCGCCTGAATCGCGGGCATTGCCTGTGCGGCTGCTGCGGGCGCTCCTGCGCCGCCTCCCATGCCCTGGGAACCTTTCATGCTGCTGCCTCTGCCGCCCATTACTGCGCCTCCTCTCTGGCCCTGACGCGGGCCGCCATGCTGTGCGGGAATGCCTGCCAGGCTACGTTGTGCTCCCGGAGCATCGCTGCCATCTCCTGCGGCACTTTGCCGTAGACCAGCAGCTCCTCCGGCTCGGTCTGCCGGATCAGCTCCGCCACGCCGCGCAGGAGCCCTTGCAGTGCGTCCTTGTGCACCAGGCATCCCACCGTGCTCACAGCCACCGCGCCGCCCTTGCTGATGCCGTCGAAGCACCAGCGGAAGCTGTCCTCGTCCGACCAGCTCGCGGTGGGAATGGTGCAGACACCGTTGTGCTGAAGCCATGCGGTCAGCAGCTGGTTCCGGTAGTGGTTCCAGTGCTGGATGGGCGCGGGGAAGTCGGTGTAAAGCGAGAAGTCCGGGCCGATGACCAGCGGGCACTTCTCCAGCGCGTAGAGGTACCGCTCCGGCATCCTCCAGAATCGCTCGAACTGGTAGTCATCGAGGAAAAAGTGCACGCCTGCGTTCTCCGGGTGCTTGCAGGTCAGAAGCTCGTTGAAGCCGATCAGGTGGTCAACCCCGAAGGGCAGGGACAGGGCCTGGGTGACAGGGTATCCCGCTGGGGTCAGCTCGAGGCCGTCCAGCAGGAACCAGTTCACCAGCTGCCCTGTCCTCATCCTCTCGTTAGAAAAACCCATGCTCTGTCCTCCTGTGTGTTATCCAGAAGAGCATAGCATGGGTTTTGCTGTGAAAACGTTATGACTTGCGCACAGCGGCCCCTGCGGGCTTCTGTGCGGGGCTCTTGAGTGCGTTGCGGGAAGTTTGCCGCCTTGGGCGCTGCGCGGCTCTCAGAGGCGCTGCAGCTCCTTCCAGGCCCAGACCCGCAAGGTCTCAGGGGATATGCCGCCACCGTAGAGCAGTGCCGCTTTTTGCCAGCTGACCTTGCCCGGCCCGAGAAAAACGATCTCGAAGGCCCGGCGGGTCAGTGGGTCGGTGATCGTGTCAATGAAGCCCCGCCGCTGGGCGCGGGGAAGCCTGCGGAAAGCTCGGATGCTCACTTGCTGTCTCCTCTCTGCGCTGCCTTGATGTGGGTCTTGACGGCTTGCATCAGGCCGTTCTGGTCGGTGTCCTTGCGGTTCAGTGCCTTGACCACCATCTCGTCGGCACCGCCCTTGACGATCAGCCGGTGGACGATGACGCTCTGGGTCTGGCCCTGGCGGTAGAGCCGTGCTTCGCCCTGGGCGTAAAGCTCCAGGCTCCAGGGCAGGCTGTACCAGATCAGGTGGTGACCGCCCTGCTGCAGGTTCAGTCCGTAGGCGCAGCTGGCAGGCTGGGCCAGCAGAACGTCCAGCTTTCCTGCGTTCCAGTCTGCGGCATCCTGCCCGGAGCGCAGCACGGCGAATCTGAGGCTCTTGTGGCGGGCCTTCAGGGTCTCGATGAGCTGCTCCTCGTCGAAGCGGAAACCGTAAAACACGAGGGCTTTCTGGCCGTCCAGCGCGTCGATGAGCTCATCGAAAGCATCCAGCTTGCACCGGTGGATCTGGTGCACCGTGCCGTCCTCGTCGTACAGGCTGCCGTTGCACAGCTGGAGCAGCTTGCCGGTCAGGGCGGCCGCCTGCTGGGCGGTGATGGTCTCGCCGTCCACCTCCAGCAGGTAGTTCTTCTCCAGCTTCTTGTAGGCCGCCTTGGCGGGCTTGTCCAGCACCACGGGGATGTCGTCGGTGATCTTCTCCGGCAGGGTCAGGTGGTCGGCGGCTTTGAAGCTCAGGACGATGTCCTTGATGCGGCTCTCCACCGTCTCGGCGGCACCCTCCCGGGGCTCGTAGCTGTACTCGGTGGGCCAGAAGTAGGCCTGCCGGTAGTGGGTGATGTACCGGCCCAGCCGCTCCCCTTGGTCGAGCAGGTAGATCTGGGCCCAGAGGTCGAGCAGGCTGTTGGGCCTTGGCGTGCCGGTCAACTCGACCACTTTGTGGATGCGGGGGCGCACCGCCTTGAGGGCTTTGAACCGCTGGGCGGCGTGGTTCTTGAAGCTGGATGCCTCGTCCAGAACTACCATATCGAAGTTCCAGCCTCGACCCAGTGTGTGAACCAGCCAGGGGACGTTCTCGCGGTTGATGATGTAAATATCCGCTGGGGCTTCCAGTGCGGCTTTGCGCTGCTTCTCTGTGCCCAGCACAGTGGAAATGCGCAGGTGCTGCAGGTGTTCCCATTTCTCTGCCTCATCCTGCCAGGTGGCTTCGGCTACTTTCTTCGGGGCGATGATGAGCGCTCTGCTGATCTCCAGCCGGTCGTAGATCAGCTGGTCGATGGCGGTCAACGTGACCACCGTCTTACCCAGGCCCATCTCCATCCAGAGCGCCACCCCGGGCTTCTCGAGGATCGCTTCGATGCCCGCCTGCTGATACGGGTGCGGGTGAAACTGCTGCATTGCTTTGACCTCCGTTTCTTTTAGGGCAGCGTGTCAGTCGTCGCTCTCCTCATCGTCAGGCCCTTCGCTGTGGTCTCCGATGAAGTGCCATGCTTTCATAGCCTCTTCATCTTCCGTCTGCCGCCGGAGGCTCTCGGCGCTGAGGTCTGCGGCCAACTGCTGCGCTTGGTATTTGTCGTTAACCTCGTGGCATGGGAAGCCAAAGCTCTGGATCTTCTCTCGCCACCACTCCTGCAATCCTCCCGCCTTGACCTTTGCCCCGGGTCGCTTGAGTTCCACAAAGGCGATGATGCCGCCGGGGAAGAGGATCATCCGGTCAGGTACACCTCTGTGTCCGGGACACACCCACTTCAGGCACAAACCTCCCTCGGCCTCCACGGCCTTGCGCAGGACGTTTTCGATGCTCTTCTCGAGGGGCTTATTTGTCGGCATTTTAGTTTCTCCTTTCGTGCTTGGGCTGAACATACAAACATACTCAAATCCTATAAAACCCTCACGCGAAGAATATAAAGCTCTCACGTGTATGCGCGTGCGCTCTTATTTCCTTTGATTTTTCCCTTTAAAGAGAAAAAGTGTGTATGTTGAGTATGTTTTGGCCTGAAAACCCGCATGGATGCTCGCTTTTTCGTGCATACAAACTTTTTGGCCTTTGTATGTTGGCTGTATGTTGTGTATGTTTTGACCGCTGCTGCTGCTCTTGTTTTCTTCGGTTTTCTTAATGTTTGCCGAGTTCTCTGTATGCTCGGTTTCGCCGACCTGCTCTGTATGTTCAGTATGTTTTTCAAAGCGGTTTCGGCGGGTTCTGTATGCTCGTTTTTGAACGGGTAATTACTCCGATTTTCTGCGCCAGATACGCTGCATTCCGTAGGGCCCGCAGCGCTGGGGATACTTGCCCGGAGCCCACCCCGGGAGGCTATTCAGCACGGCTGCAATGCGCTTGGACTGCTGCCGGTCGGGGGCCTTTCCGGTGCTGTCGAGCACCTCCCGCCAGACCTCGTTGACGCAGATCGAGGTGCGCTGCTGGGTGGCAGTTGCAGGGTCTGCGGGGCCGTTCTCCCACCAGCAGACCCGCTCGTCGATGGTGCGCTTGGCCCAGTCCAGAGGGAGGGGCTTGTCCAGAAAATCGAGAATGCTGCCCTCCCAGGGGTCGCGCTCGGTGTGCGCCTGCTGCTCTGCCAGAGCGGCCTTCTGCAGCTCATCCCGGAGGATCAGCTCCTCTCCCGCGTTGAATCGGGCCACCGCTTCGGCCCACAGCTGATCCACTTCTGCGGGGGTCAGATCATCGTGCACGACCCGTGTGCGCCGCTCGTAGCTGCAATCTATGGGCCAATATCGGCGGTTGCCGGTGGCATCGCGGAGAAAATCGGAGCTGTTGGAGGTACCGAAGAACACGCACCTGCGGGGGTACTGCACCGTTCTCCGGCCATAAGCGGCCCGGTATCTGTCCTCCGTCTGGCTCAGGAACTGCTTGGCCGCCTCGGATTCGCTCCTGCTGAAAGCCGTCATTTCGCCCAGCTCTACGATCCAGACACCCCGCAGGTTCTCCCGGGCCTCCTTGCCGTCGAAGCTGGTGATGCTGTCGTTGAACCACTCCTTGCCCATCCGGCTGAGGAGCAGGCTCTTGCCGATGCCCTGCTTGCCGCTGAGGATGCAGATCTGGTCGAACTTGCAGCCTGGGCGGAAACACCGGGCCACCGCAGCAACGAACATCTTCCTGGTGACCGCGCGAGTGTAGCTGCTGTCCTCCGCGCCTAAGTAGTCGATGAACAGAGTGTCCAGCCGCTCGGTGCCGTCCCATGTAAGCCCGCTCAGGTACTCCCGCACCGGGTCTTTGGCGTGGCGGCCTCCGGTCAGCGCCACCGCGTCGGCGGCTTTATTGACCCCACTGAAGTGGTAGGCCGTCTCCAGATACCAGCGCACGCCAGCGTCGTCCTCGTCGCTCCAGTCCCGCTCCTGGGTCTTGTCGCTCCAGGGGAAGGGGCCCTTGCACCGCAGCCGCTCCGAGAAGGTATCCGACCAGATCCGGCCTTTGAGCACCGGGTCGTGCTCGAGGATGAGCCAAGCATTTTGAATGGTGCAGGCAATCGCGCCCTTCTGGGCGCGGTCGAGCTTTTCCTGCCACTTATCCGGGTCGGTGTCCTCCTCGGGCAGCGGCTCGAAGCCCTCCATCGCGTGGTCTACGGTCTCCTGCCGCAGCAGGGCCGCCGTGGGGCCGTCGTTCTCGGCCAGGGCCCGCATCTGTTGCCAGCTGGGGAGGGACGCTGCGGGTGTGCCCGGCGCGGCATCGGCATCCAGCTAACCGAAGAGGTGGATTCGCACCAAATCCCAGGCATTCAGCAGCTTGCCGCCTGCGGGGTCGGTGCTGTGGTGGCTGTAGATGAAGTTGCCTTTGTCGTAAAGCACCGCGCCCGCCGTGGTGCTGCCTGCGGCGTAGGTCAGGCGGCCTGCGCCTGCATCCACGTACACACCGGGGAGAAACTTCTCAATCGCTGCGGGCACGTCGTAAGTCCGGCAGAAAGCGCCCACCACGCCCTGCTTGGCGGTGGGGTCGGCTTGCTTGCCGCCGGGCAGCTTGACCGTCTCAGCGGAGCAGGCGGGCCATTGGCGCACGTCGTGCCAGTCCTCGTAAAGCCAGAGGGTGTCGTCCACGCTGATCCGGTCACCGTCCTCGGTGGCCTCGCAGACCCACTGGCTGTCGCTGCTGCGGCTGGGCCAGTACATCAGGCGCTCGGCTTCAAAGGTGGTTTTGTCGAACACCTGCATGGTGGGGTCGAGCATCTGGGCCACCATTCGGGCGCAGGGCTGGTACTCCTCTGGCTGCATCACGCGGTCGGTGGGGAAGATGGCCCGCAGCCGTGGGTGCTCCGGGTCGTGCTTCCGGGTGGAATAGACCGCTGCTGTGCCCAGGGCCTTGATGGCGGCCACCCACTGCTGTGTGCTGCCGGGGGCGCAGCCGTCCATGTCCAGCGTGATCAGGCTGCGCCCGGTGCAGCAGCCGCGGCGGCGCAGGCCGTCCCGCAGGCTGCCGCCCACAAAGCCGCCCACGTCCTTGCGCTTGTCCTGCTCTGCCTTGGACAGGGCCATGTACTCGGCGTGGGTCTCAGTGCTGGCGTTGTTGTACATCCGGGCCGACAGGCTTTCGGTGAAGTCCTCCCAGGTCATAAGATCCTGCGCCCAGCTGGATGCCCATCGGCTGCCGCCCACGCTGATCTCAATTGGTGTAGCGCTCATTTGTCCTCCTCCTTCAGCGGGCCATAGCGGAAGCGGTGCGCGTTCCATCTGGCCTTTGCATCAATCTGCGTGCTGCCGCGCTCGCCGACCCTGCCGCAGCGGGTGCAGACCACCGACCAGCCTCCGTCGGCTGCGTACCTGCTGCTCTTGCGGTACTTGGTCAGCCCGACCGTCCCGTCAGTCCTCACCCCGACACCGTAGGGCAGGGCCCCGCAGGTGCAGGGGCACACACCTGAGTTGTCGGGTGGATAAGTCTTGCTCATCGTCTGCTCTCCCTCCATTCCTTTTGGGTGAGAATGTGTAAATCTAAGCTGCGGATGATCCGCATTGCCAACGCTACGCCGTGAGCATCACCGAAGCGTTTCTGCGTAAACAGGGCATCATACTCTGCTGACAACCGGGTCAGTGCATCCTCCTTCGAGATTGCGTAGACAGCCGCCTTGTCGGAAATCATGGAGTTTTTCATCGTCCTCAGTCCTTTGTAAAGAAGTCACCGTACCAGCCTGCCGCGTTCAGGGGCAGCCCCTCGGCCCAGGGCGGCACAATGCTCATAATGCGTACCACGTTGTCCAGCGCGGCCTCTGCGTCCTGCGTGGTCGGCAGCTCGATGATGACCTCGTCGTGGACGTGGAACACCACCTGGTACCCAGCCCGTCGGAGGTTGTCCAGCGCGAAAGCCAGGCAATCCCGGCCCACAGCTTGGGTGAGGTTCTCGGTCAACTTGCCACCGTAGGTCTCGGCTTCCCGCCAGCTGCCCGTGTCCCACTCCTTATAAGTAATGCGGTCATCCGGCGTGGTGCCGGGGTCGGCGTAGAAGAGCTTGCGC